AACCACTTAATATCCATTCATAAGGCTCTCGCCCAAAGAAAACAGTAATGAGACCTGCAAAGCGAATATTCTGTGGTTTGCTTAAATATCTTGGTTTGGATGATATTTGCTCATTCATTTAGTATCTGTTTTTTTAGTTTTATCAAATGACCTCATTCCACCAATTCCAAGCATACCTAAAAGAAGTGGCATCATAACGCTTGTATCTGCCTGTGGAATATCAACGCCAAAACCTGNGGCTATTGGACTTACAAGAAAATTAACCGCCATTCCAAAGACTGCAACATATCCTGCAAGTGGTCTCCAACTTGATTGAAACCAGTTACCTTTTGCATCTAACTTTAGAACCTCAATTTGTTGGAGTGCTAATTCCTGAGAATGTTTCTCTGACATGGTTGCTATGTCATGAGCTAGTTTTGCCTTCTGGTCTTTATCTTCAATAAACTTATCAAGTAAACCTGTGACAGGAGCAATTAAACTTTGAATCATACTAACCGCCTTATTTCTTTTAGCTTATTTAAATCTTTTTTCTTTGTGCCACCATCATATTTCCAAGCGTATCCGCGTGTAACCATTTCTTCATTTATATTTGTAGTACCACACCAGATATCACCAAGCATACGACCATACTTACCATCTTTTTCTGTAGCTACCCAGAGGTTATCACAATCCCCTAATCTTCTTTCAAGAAACTCTTTTGCATCTAAGCCAAGTGCTTTTTCTGCAACATCCAAGGTTCTTGATTCTGGCGCATCAATTCCATTAAGCCTAATACGTTCTTTTTTAAACATATCAAAACCCAAATCTAGGATTACATCTACTGTATCGCCATCAACAATTTTAACGACTTCTTTAATTTTATATTCATACATTAGAAATCATCCGTATCTACGCCAGTACGAATCATCTCAACTACTCTACCACCGCGTTGACCTACCTGCTTGTACCATCTGCTATCAGCAAACTCATCTGCGCTTGTTTGATAGTCTCTGCGCTTTAATGCATCTAACGCTTTTACAAATCCATGTAATCGTGGCATCCCCATATTGAATACCAAATCTGCTAAACACCTAGCACGAACCTCATCTAAATCTCTCCACCAAGGAAGTTCTTTGTCTAGTTCTGCCTCAACAATATCAATATCGTTAGATAATAAATAATCCACCTCATCATCAGACAAACCCCTATCCTTGAGATTTCTGCCTACGCCTATGGTTTCGATCCCAAGCGTATCAAGATACACTTTATTGTGTACACCTTCATGAAATCTTATTTGTTTAATAAATCTATTTTTATTCATTTATCAGCCTTTGTATCTAATTTCTGTGAAATGATACCCAACATTTTTTTAATATCAGCGATATCATCTTTGTAATCATCTCTGCGAATGTAGGTGTCTGGCATATATCTTTCCCAAGAAATCATATCTTCTTTCATCTTTTGTTGCCCATCCCAAAGGGTTTTAATAATAAAACCTAGACTAGTAACTAACACACCACCCACAATATTAATTAACATTTGTTCCATCATAATGCCTCTGTACAGCTAAAACTTAATCCATAAGTTGACGCAACATTAGCATCCCAACCCAAATCATTTGTATCCATTCTAAACAATCCTTTTGGGCTGTTATATGTTATCTGTTGACCAGTACCAAGAACCGCTTTGATTGATGGCTCTATAGTCACAGTAACAACACCACTTCCATTTGAATCCGCATCAGCCGTAACCATGTGTAACTTAGATGTTCCTGCTGAACCTAATTGAATATAATCACCCTGACGAAATACGTTACTGGTGCTGTTTAAACTTGTTGCAAGCGCAACTGTATAATCTCCAACTGCAACTGCTGAGTTAAGCGTTATCGTTCCTGTTGCCGCCCCTTGAACAGTCTTGGCATCTGGATCTCCCAAAAGAAAAGTTCCCTTCATTCCATGCAAAGTCATAAAAAAGGATAGCCATTCTCTTGCCTGTTCACGTTTCATAGGAGGCAAAGATAAGACTGCTGACCATAACGCATAATCATATTCATAAACTTGCTGTGCGCCTGTGAATTGAGATTCGCTTTTTGCTATTTGTCTATTTAACCGCCAAGAAGAATTGGTAAAGGATGGGGTTGTTGGCATATTTATTGGATAAGTTGGAGCCGCCATCTAACCACCAAATGAAGTCGCAAACGACCCACCCCTTTGTCTAGCGTTTTGTACTGCGCTAAGTGTTGAATTTTGTATCATCGGCATCATTGTTAATATCTCTGCTCTAACAGTTTGGGCTACCCCTGTTTCTATATTCAAGTTTTGATTCACAACTACAGGCGAACCACCCATCATCCCCCTTGTTGAATGTGCATTTTTTATCACCCCTGCGCTATGAGGCACGAATAACTCAGGTCCACGTTCTCCGACTATTGTGGGTGCAGATATTGAACCACCACCTGCCTTGCCCCCTATAGCACCTGCTATGCTACCCATCAATCCATCACCACCTGCGACTGTAAGTGCATTTGTTGGATTGAATATTCTATTTAATAATGGATTTATAACAGCTAGTTTTATTCCCTCTTGAATTATGGCTTTTGTAAAACTCTTAAATGAAGATTGTAAACTTTCTAAATTAAGTTTTCCAGACATAGCCATATCAGCAAGATTTGAACTCAAACTATCTGATAAACCTTCTATCGCACGTTGTTGCGCCTCCATCATTGGATTAACTTCTTCTTCAATAACTTCTGATAATTTTACAAGTTCCTCTGCAAGTGCTTGATATTCTATTATTTGATCCGCTGTCGCATCTGCATTTTCTTTAGCGAAAATGAGGGTCATTTTTTGGGCATCTGTAAAAGTGCTTTGCTCTAATCTAGCTTCAAATAATTCTTGTCTAAATGCCTCTAGTGCATTTGTGGCTTCCTCTGTGACTTCTTTAGTTTCGGCTTGTCCTTTATCAATGGTAATAACAGGAGCTTGGTCTTCTAATTTTTGACGCATTTCGATTTGTTTTATTAACATTCTATTGGCTTCAATTTGGGCATCTAGCTGATCAATACCTTTTTGTGTTGTTGTAGATGCTTCACCAAAAGCACCTTTCTCTCTTTCCTGTAAATCAATTAATTTTTGCCTGTTTTCTATAGATTGTTCTATTTCTTCATTCAATCTAGCCATTTGTTCAGCAGGTGTGCCATCAATTAAATTAAATGTGAGCAATAACTGTCTGAATGTTTCTATAACTGCTGATGCACTGTGCATCAAATCTAGAAATATAGGTGTGAGTTGTTGCCCAATTTCCACACCTAAATCTTTAGCCTGTGCTTGCACTCCCCTTAACTGATTTGCAAAACTATCAGATGTTCTAGCGGCATCACCCTGTGCATCTGTTGTTCCTGCCATTATGAGATTCAACCTAGCTTGAACTTTTGTAGCGGCATCAACTTCTTTAGCATTTTTGGTTATACCCATTCTGAACAGTTCTGCCTCTAATTCAGCTTGCGTAATAACTATTCCAAATCTTCTTACTGCTTCATGGTTTCCAACTAAGGCAGATTGAAAAGCCGCCATTACCGATGGATCAGCTTCATTATTGAATGATGCTACATCTGTTGCTAATTTTGTAAGTTGGACTGATAAATCTGCGGCTTCACCTCTAGCAAAACCCAATGGAACGAATGTATCTTGAACAGATGCCGCCATTGCTTCTAATTCAAATGCAGACCTATTTACTTCATCAGCAAATACAGAAAGTTGTTCCCTGACAGTGCTTGCAAACTGACCAAAAACAACGCTTGATTTGGCTTGCATTTCTTCAACGTCAGATGCTAATTTCACCAAAGCACTTGAACCTACTGTGACTGCTCCAACTATTGCCGCCCCTAAAAGAGGTCCTACAGCGCGAGAAAAACCACCGACTGCTTTAGTCATTCTTTGTGATGATTGTTGTGTTGTTTGTTCAAGCCTTCTTAAGTCACGCCTGATGCCTGACATATCAGCTTCAATTCTAACTAATAAGGTATCAACTGTTGTTGCCGCCATTTAATCTGGATACCTTTCCATCAAGTCCTCAAGCTCACCCTTGCTCATAGGCGGTGGCTTACCCCCTGAGTGAAATTCTGCAAAGCCATTGATAGCGGCATAAAATTCTTGAAAACTCAT